GAGGTACTAGGCAGTATAGAAGCCGAAGCCACTTATTCAGATAGCAACGCTTGGGTAACAGAATCTAGTATACAAGAAGCTAAGGAAGCCATACTCCAACACTTCCAACAAGAGCAAGAGAGGGCTAAGCTAGAAGCAAAACTTGAGGAGCTTGGTGAGATACAACTACAGCACGGCAGGGAGTACACAGTAACTCACATAAATGGAGAACCCCAACTAATCAGGGACAGAATATCTGAGCTTAACTCTCTGTTGTTTGACCTGAGACGTAAGGAGCTATCTAACTTAAAAGATAAAGAGGAGATTGAATAATATGACTAACACTCTCATTAAACAAATAGAAGAAGCAATAGAGAACGTCTGGTGCGGAGCTTTGGATGTATCTAACAGCAAAGACTTCAGGATCAACAAAGAAGATGGGGGCGATCTTGATGAGGATGCCTACCTAGAATCTAAAACTAACACCTTGAAACACGCTAAACAAGAACTAATCAAAGCATTTACAGAAGCAGTAGACCGAGCTGAACCACAGAACGCTGTAACTGAAGCAAACAGCCCAGAGGAGTTCAAAGCGAGAGCCTATGCAAAACAGGGTGTAGAGGAATTTAAATCAAATATTAAAGAAGAGATAGGAGAGCTATAGAAATGAGTGGTAATATACAAGGCGGTCAAAAGACAAGGCAAAAGCTAATAGATAAACTAGGGGAGGCAGAATACTCTAACCGCATGGCTAAGATGGGACACAAAGGTGGCATAGTTAAGACTGAGAAGGGCTTTGCAAAGAGTGGACTCGCTCAAGAAGCTGGTCGTAAGGGTGGAGGCGCTAGACGGAATATTTTTACTTACTACGATTGGGACAAAAGAAGACAAACTAAAATCAACAGCATACTCAGAAGCTAGAATAGCAAGACTAGAAGTTCTGATAGGGGATAAAGAGGAGATTAAATAATATGACATTCAAAAACAGATCGAAAGCAATAGCCAAGATTCCTAAGAAGAATCTGCGCAATCTCAAAGTGGGTTATGAGGGTATAGAGGACCCCTTCGCACTAAGTAAGCCTAGAAAAAAGAGAGAGCTCCACTGGCGCAAGCATAAGCACAATAACATCTCTTGGCTGAAGAATAAGAGAGTTAAAATAGTCGAAAATACGAAGAAAGAGCAATATACAATTAGCGGATTAAATAAATCAGAATTAGAGAAGATAAGGGAGGTTTTATGACGATTGAAGAGACACTCAAAGAATTAAAGGAAGATATCGTAAGTGCGATCGACTGGGCTGTAAAGAACGATCAGCCAAACGATTATCTCTTCGAAAAATACCCAAAGATAGTAGAGATGTGCCGAAAAATACGCGGGAAACAAGAACAAGATTGTTGAGAAATTGACACTTGACAGCAGATAGCAACCTATAATAGAATTTAATATACGATCCAAGCAAAGGAGGATTCATGTCAGAAGAAGAAAAAAAGAGGACACTAGCTCTAAATATATCGGTTTTACTACCAGTAGAATTGGTTGAGTACCTAGACCAGATAGCATCTATTAACGAGGCTAGTCGAGGGTGGGCGCTCCGTAAAGTAATCAGAGAGCATAAGAAAGCAAAGAAAGGCAAAAAGTAATATGTTTAGAAGAAAAAGAACCAAAATCGTGATCGTAGACCCAGTATTCTTTGGCAAGAATCATAACTCCCTCAAGAGTTTGAGAGATAAGGGGTGGATAGTTATTATCGCTCCGCCAGTTAGCGTAAGTATATTGGAGGCTAAATAATATGAGCAGATTAGTATTAGTAATCGCTAGGAGCGGGACAGGCAAATCGTCCTCTCTACGCAATCTAAAGAGAGAAGAGGCCGGCATTGTGCTCTGTAGTGGCAAGGAATTGCCATTCCAAAACGACCTAAAGACAGTTGTGCCGAAGAGTTATGGCGATATCCTAACAGTTATAAAGGACAGTGTAGCTCCAATCATCGTAATTGATGACATTAACTACATGATGAGCTTCGAGGAGATGAACCGAGTCAATGAGATTGGCTACCAGAAATTCACTCAGATGGCTAGTAATATGTTCGGCGTATTCAATGCCATTAGAGAGAAGGAGAGCGACCAGATATTCTATTTATTCGCTCATCCAGAGGAGAGCCCAGAGGACGGCAATCTGAGGATCAAGACCACAGGTAAGATGCTCTCAGAGAAAGTAGTTTTAGAAGGACTAAGTAATATAGTTCTAACTACCGACCTTGTTGATGGAGAGTTCATTTTTAAGGTAAAAACCGATGGCTCAGGAGTCAAAGCTCCAATGGGGATGTTCGAGACAGAGACAATACCAAATGATATTAAATTAGTAGATGCAGCGATACGAAAGTTCTATGCACCTAAGAAGGAGGTTAAGAAGTAATGCAGAGTCATATAATCGTTCTATTGATAGGGTTAATAGCCCAAGATAACGGGGTTTATATCAACCCTTGGATCTGGACCATATTCGGTATATCCGCTTTCCTGAATATAGTAGGGATAACAGTCAAAACAATTAGAGAAAATTCAAAGGAGACAAAATAATATGGCAACATTTACACCAGAACACAAAGAAGAAAAGAGTATGAACTATTTTGAAGTAGGGGTCCACAAAGTTAAGATCAAAACCGTAATCTTCGGCGAGACTGAGGACAAAAAGGAGTTCGCAGAATTTACAGTCTATAACGATTCCGGCCAAGAAGGGACAGCCCGACTTTGGTTTACCACTGATAAGGCTCTTGGCTACAGCTTTGGCATAGTCAGAGGCATCTTCGTCCATAACGCCAGTGAGGACAACAGAGACAAGGTTAGGAAGACTATTGACGAGATCAAAGACACTAAAGAGCTCGAAACAGCTTGCCAGAAGCTAGCTGATAAAGAGTGCTGGTACGAGATTTCAGAAGACCCAGTTAGAAGATACACTAACGCTAAGGGTGAACAGCGCCCGAGCCTCAACAAGAACGTCTACGGTTACTCTCCATCTCCTAAGACAGTGACCCCAATCTCAACTGATGCAGCCAAAGAAGCTGGTGCAGAAGATGTTGAGTTAAGTGATATCCCATTCTAGTATGAAGTTCGAGTATTTTGCAGGGGAACAACGCTCAAAAGAATGGTTCGAGCTGAGGCAAGGTAAGATCACAGCTAGCCGGTTAAAAGACTGGATGGCTGTCTCGATTGCCAAGGGCAAAGAGGGTACGCCACTTAAAGCCAGATTCGATTACGAGCGTGAACTCTTGTTCGAGAGGGAGTTTGGAGTGTCGTTTGACTTCTACGTCAGTGAGGCGATGGAGGATGGAATCAACTACGAGGACTACGCTTTGAAACAATACCAGCTCCATACAGGTAATATAGTTAGAAGCGTTGGAGCCTGGTATAACGACTACTTTGTCGCCAGCCCCGATGGAGCTGTTACAGAGAAGGGTGCAGCGGAAGAGCGCGGGCTTGCTGAAGTGAAAGTAGTGCGAGCCAATACATTCACAGAGGTCCTAGCTGAGGGAGCCCCTACAGATGACTGGTGGAAACAGATCCAAGGCCAACTATTCGCTAGTGGCGCAGATTGGTGCGACTTCATCGTGTTGAACCTACTCACTAGGAAGCTGGTCGTAATCCGAGTTAAAGCCGTCAAAAAGTTCCATAGGCAGATAGAAGAGTCCATTAAAGCGCCTCTTAGCGTAGATCGACTCTATGACCCGAAGAAGCTGAAGATATACGACCTTGGGGATGCCCCTTATGTAGGGATGCAAGCCCAGACTATGGTCAGTGGTGAGATCGCGGAAACAAATAATTTTGGATTTTAAGGAGAATATATGTCAAGAATAGATACGAACGCAGCGAAGTTAGCCTTTATGGTTCACTCATATCCTAATAAGAGGATCCAATGGTACAGTAAAAGATTTGTAGCGATGACTGCTATAGACTTCAACTGCTCGGTTTGGGTGGCCGAAGAGAAGGGGTACATAAAAGTGAACCAAGTCAAAAAAAGGATTCTCAAAGGAGAAGATTCTAGCCTTGCTGATTTGGGAGAAGCGATTGACGAAGAGATTTCTCATCTACAAGCTTCCATTATAATCACGCTTAGAAACTTCGCCCTAGAAGGGCTAGATGTGGAAGAGGAGAAACTTACAGGGTTCACTCTAGGTTTTAAACCTCACGATATAATGATCGCTACAAAAAACCTGCTCAACCAGGGGGCTATCAGAACATATCGCGTCCTAGATACGATTGTTGTAAAAGAAGCAACAAAGAAGAGAGCTGCCGAAATAGCAGAGAGTCAATATGTGTTTTATACTCTCCCAGAGAACCTCGAAAAAGAGTTCTATAAAGAACAGTTTAAAGATCGAGGCAAGGTTCGTGTCGAAATCCTTGACAGTGTAGTACAATAATAAGTGTCTATTTGGTTCGCCGGATAGACAAAAGCCTTTGCTTGCTGGGCCATCTTCTTCGGAGGGTGGTCCAACTCCTTTTAGAGGGTTGTAAAACAGTCAGTGGATAGATATAGTTTAGAACGTGGGAGACTTTTGAGAAGTGGGAGAGTTTTGGGGTAGAAAAACCAGCTAGGAGGATTAGCTGGTTTTTTGCATAAGAAGAAAGGGGGCCCTAGGATTGCCCCCTTGTTGTCTTCTGCCCCATTCCGGGAATACTCTTATTCTAGCACAATTAACGGCTTGCGCCTCGTACTACAGCCGCTAGGATGATCCCGCAGGCCACGAACCCAGCACAGAAGACAAATGTTACTAAGTTGATACCGAATGTCATACTAAACCCTTTCGTTAGTTATTTGATATACGCCTAATGCTTGCGCAACAACTGTCGCTAGGCCAATCCACTCTCCTGCCGTAATGTGCGCAGGATTAGATGTAACTACGGCTGTAGCCCAACCGATTAGACCGATGACTACGGCTGCTACTGTTTTTCTATATGGTGATAAATTTTTGAACATAAAACCTCCTTGGTTATGTGAGCTATTATACCACTTTCCATCCACTATATTCTGCTCCTGCTGGAGTTGCGAGCGGTACGTCTACGAGCCCTCTGTTAGCATTTGAGTTCACGACAACACGGTTATTACGATTGCTCACCCCTCTAACAACGTATGCACCTAAAAGCTTGTTGGGCTTCTTAATGTCAGTGTTTCTTGTATAACAAGAGAAGTAGTCAGTGAACTTAATTGTTTTACCTATGAGTCCTGCATATCTGTGATTAGGCGGAGGAACTACAACTGGAGGCTTACCGCCAAAAGGTTCAGTATAAGCGCTAGGAGGGTAGACGTATTGACCGTTCGGCTTTTGCAGCCAAGAGTGAAGATGTCTCCCGCCAGCACCAGATGGAATCGTATAGCCTGTATATCCCATAATAGCCACAGCTTGCCCTGCTACGACTCTCTGACCTGTTGATACTAAGCTTCTCTCTAAGTGAGCATCTTGCCATAGTCCACTGGCTCCTCTTAACCTCAAACAGTTGCCAGCATCTAGCTTGCCTGAACCTCGGCGTTGATAAGAATCTACCACCGCATCCTCTTGGGCATATACTGTTGGATCGGGCCTAGCACTATTATCTACAGCCTTAGTGGTGCCATGTGATGTTTGTGTTATTGGGTTTCCTGTTGGGGGCCTGCTCATATTGTCTCCTTTGCTTTAACTAAGCTCGATTATATCACTTACGCTTTAATTGTAAAGCCTCCACCTTGTCGTGTCCGACTATGATATCTTTTGCGTTGGCCAACCTGTAAAGAGTCCAGATTAACAGGGAAGAGAAGAAGAGGGTGAAAGTATTGGCAACAGTATAGATGCCACTCACCAGATTCACAGTACTCGCAGATCTAGTAATAGCTCCTATAACCGTTAAGAAGCCTATAGTCATAGGGATCAGATTGCCTAAGAATATACTTAAAGCCAGTATAAAGAGGTTTCTACGGAACTTCTTTATCTCTGGTTCAACATATAGCTTAAACAAGCCCCACTGTCTCTTTAGAACAGAAACAATGAATACTACCGTACCGACTTGAACAACCAGTAGTAACGCTGCTAAAAGTTTAATGGGCATGATGAGTTCCTTTCTTTGTTTTACCACCTGCTGCTATATATATTTTAACAGTAAAACCGTTGTTTTCAATAACCTTAACCGCGTTGCGACTAGCGTTCAGGGCCTGCCCGACTACCTTCTTCCTAGCTTCTTTTGTCTTTGCGAGCTCTTGTATCTTTTCCTTCTTGGGTTCTTTTTTTCTTAACCAACTCATACCGCACCCCCCTTACCATTGTTAATCTTCGCGGAGAATAAATTCATAGCGGTAGTATTACCCTGGATCACTGCCGTAATCTCTTTATTGACCTCTTTGCTATCTGCCAGCCTAGCGTCCTGGAGCTGTTCAACTTTTTTATAAAGTTTTATGCAAACTGCCCCGAGAGCAATGCAAAGCACTCCAAGAACTCCTTGAGTGAATAAGTAAGTTGTGATTCCATCTTGGGGTGCCATAGTGTTTTTATACTAACTCAATACTCACAAAACTTGGCCAAGTAGGATCTCCCGAGAAATTTGCTCCACTGGAAGATGACAATATGGCAGCATTTATAGTATGTAGGCCAGCGGAGAGCGTAAGAGTACGCTCTATGTTACACACAATCCCCATTCCACTCGTACCTGAAGCGAAGTAACCCTCTGCGAGCTTTGTGCCACCTACTGCACCATCGTAAAGACGAACAGCCACGTTGGAAGCTCCCCAATCTATACTTCTCGAGAATATCTTTACTCTTACTTTACGACCATTATCAGGTACTAAGATAGGTATGCTAAGGCCTGTGATTGCGACTTCAGAAGTACCAGGAGTGGCATAAGTCGAAGTTCTTTGTCTTAATCCAAGGATTTTCTTACTAGGATCTCTCGGACAAATCAAATTACCTAAAGAATCAGTTACTTGATATGGGATTGAAGACGCGATCGGTAGAACTTTATTCTCTTGCCCCTGGTTGATCGCCGCCACAGATGCGATGTTAGCCCCAGATTGAATAATGGCTATACGAACAGAGTTAGAAGCGAGGGCCGGGGAAGCGGCGTTATTCGCCACAGAGTTTCCTCCAGTATAAACAAGAGTTGCGACCTGTCCTGAGACTGGTTCTAAGAGGTCGAAGTAAGTGTCCTTAGAAGCGACAACGACTCCGGTGGCAGCTGCAACGGTATATCTTTTTCCGTTAATATAAACTACACCAGCGGTGAGACTCCAGTTTAGGTTTGAGCCATAGCCCGTACCCGTGAGAACACAGCCGGAAGCGACATAGTCAAATTCACTCTCTCTCATTCTAAGAGCTGGGTCTACTGGGTCGGCGAACTGGTCTGGAGTAGTAATGACGTCGTTTTTAATAGTTCCATCATCATTATGCGAAACCTGAGCTAACTTCACGAGCTCATCTGTCCAAAGAGTATTAGGCTTAATTACAGCAATCTGGCCCTCTGTATTGCCCAAATCTGTGTACCCTGGGGCAAAGCTATCAATCTCGATATTAACCCCGTCGAGGTGGCCTTTCATCAGTGTAGCGGTGGATTGGTCGATAAACCCGCTCGGCAACACTGTACCTGTCATAAAAATAAACTGATCCGGCCAGTTCTCTACGCTGTCCACTACTAATACTGTTGCAGCAGCAGCTCGGTCAGCGGTAACTTGAGCTCTAACTGCTTCCCCTGTCTCATCACTTGCAAATAAATCTTTGTAATCCATAAAAGTGCCCTCTTAAATTATAAGTAGAATTATAACACAAGCTCTTATAGAAAAAGGGACCCTTTCAGGTCCCTCGTTTCTACTAGAGCAATCCTTACAGATTAGTCGTTCTCTAGTGATGCAATAGCGTTGACTTTCTTCGTAAGAACGAATGTGTCAGAACGGTCTCGCAACTGGATTTCGATACCACCGAATAGAGGTACTTTCTCAAGGACAGTCATGCCCTCACCATCTTTCGGATCCATCTTTGGCTTTACGTTAATTACAGCACGCTTGTCTGCAACTAGAACGTAAACTCCAGCACCAAGGTAAGCGTCAGGTACTTCGACAATCTTAGCACCCTTAAACATACCTAAGTAACCCTTTTTCCCGTCAGCGTAACCAGCATCAGAACCTGTGTAGTTGATTAAACCAGTTAGGACAGATGCAGTTTCGTAACCAACCCAAGCGACTACTTGGTTTAAGTCACCACCACCAGTACGAACTTTGTCTAAAGTTCTAGCGAACTGAAGCTTAATGTCATTTGTACCAGGGTTAGCGTCGAATACAACCTTGTTACCACCTGGACGAGAGGCTAAGATCTTACCCAAAGAGTAAGCATCGTGAGCCGGTACGAATACCTGGTCAGTCTGTTGCATAGCAACTTTCTTAGCGAAATCAGAAACTGGGATATCTTGGATTTGGCTTCTCTGCACGCGTAGAAGCATTGACTTATTGTAAGCAAGCGTTAAGACTTGCTCCGCAGGGACCACTAGAGACGGAGCTCCGAATGGTGCTGTTGCGTGAGCCTCATCGTAGTTGGCTAAAGATCCGTTAGAGATACTAAGTACTCGAACGCTCTCTTTACCTTCCCATGAGTAGTTGTTTGAGCTAAGATATGGCACGACCACTGAGCTAATGCTTAGTGGGATATCCATGATATTAGCAGTAGCTGTTCCTGATGCCATAATCGTGTTAAACCCTCCAATAGAGCTATAAATTTGTTAAACTTTTCCAAAAAAACCTGTTGCTTAAGCTTTATTCTATACTAGTTGATTTTCAATAAGCAATAGGGCTTGTGCTAATATAGTCATATATGAATATCCCACTAAACTTTAACCCTCGGGAATACCAAGCAAAGTTTCTGAGGGCTATGGAGAGCGGGGTCAAGCTCGCAGTATTGTGCTGGGCTAGACGGAGTGGAAAAGACTTCACCTGCTTCGGCTATGCCGTCAAGAAGATGGTCGAGCAACCGATGAACGTAGTCCTTGTATTCCCAGAGAAAGAACAGGGTAGAAATGCCTTCTGGGACAACGTCGAGAACGATGGTTTTAAGACGATTGAGCACATCCCCAAGCAGCTAATCGCCGCCCAAGATAACACCGCTATGAAAATCACTCTGATGAACGGTTCTACCTTCCAGATTCTTGGTACAAAGAATCCAGACAAATTGCGTGGTGCGAACGGCAAGCTATATATATTCTCAGAGTTCGTGGACATAGATAGCGCTGCCTATGACGTAGTCGTGCCAGTGGTGGAGGTTAACGGCGGTCAGATTATAGTCCAGAGTACCCCTAAGATCGACGGTATCAGTGGTGGTACCTTTAAGATGATGTTTGATGAGGCCGAAAAGGAGATGGAGAACGAGAGTCCTAGGGAGTTCGCTTCCCTGGTAACTGCCGAGGAATATCTTTCTCCTGAAGCCCTAGAGCGCCTGCGCCTGAAGTGTATCAAAAAGAACGGCAACGACTTCTTCCATCGGCAAGAGTTCTTATGCGACTGGGGTCAGGCATCTCAGACTTCCTACTATGGTCAAGTACTAAGAGCGCTAGAAACAAACGGGCAAATCGGTCTACACCCCTACAACTCCACCTACCCAGCATATACCGCCTGGGACCTTGGTATGGCAGACTCAACGGCCATCACCTTCTTCCAGTACTACCTAATAGATGGCAAACCAACGCCCCGTATTATCGACTACCACGAAACAGACAACCTCGGCACCGAGGCTATCGTGAAGTTCGTACAAAGCAAGCCATATAACCTAGCTTGGCATTTCTTCCCGCATGATGGAGCTGTAAGAGACTCAGATGCTATCCAGCGTATTGAGAAGATTCGCGACTTTGGACTGATTAACTCCTCTTTATTGAAGCGAGAGCCAAAAGACGATGGGATTAACAGAGCTGTTACTGAGATTGCAAAAGCTCAGATCAACCAGCCTACAACGCCCAACCTGATCCGTAAGCTATATCTATACAAGAAGAAATACAATCCTCTAACAGGAGATTATCTTGGGCCAGAGCACAAGTCTGAGTCTCACGCTGCGGATGCCGTCAGATATATGTTTGCTGCTCTTGAATATGAGTTCAAAAAAGAGACCTGTGAGATGTATTTCTCACAGGCCCCAGATGAACCAGTCGATGACTTAGTTACTACTAACCTCTACTCTCCGGCAAGTTATTAGAGAAGATCTCTATTTGCTTGCGATTAGAGTTACAGTCGCATCTCCAGTAACGGCTGCAAGCGCTGTAACCCGGACTTTTGCAAATCCTGATACGCGGGCTCGATAAACCTTTTGGGCTGCGGAAGCTATTGTTGCTGCGGCAGTGCCAACGGTGATATCTTCGATGCTGTTTCCAACAACGGTACCGCCTATAGTGATCCAGCTCGTACCATTAACGGTAGCTTGGAGGGATAGGGCACCGGTATAAGTACCAGTAACCTGAATCCCCACAAAAGCCGCGTTACCAGCTAGAGAGAGCTCGACAGCCGAGCCTTCTGTTGCTACACCAGCCGGAACTAGATTCTCAGTAGTGATAGTACCTGAAGCAGTTTGTTGAGGTCCCATTGTTACTTATTACCCTTCTTAGCATTAGCATCAGAGCTAATTGCCTTAACTTCTTCAGGAGCAGATGCAGGGACCTTCGCAGAATCTTCCCCCTCATTCTTCTGCTCGCCTAGTACGTCAAATCCCGGGTGGAGTTGGCTCTCGCTAGTCGCTTTTTTAGCAGCGTCGCTAGTGTCGTTAGTCAAATCTTGACTTCCGTCCTCTTGATTCTTAACATCGGCCTTGTGGTTAGCCTTAGCTGTCTTTCGAGCATCTTTTACGATCTCATCTAAAGTAGCCCCAGTCTCGCCGTTAAATTCTTCATTCTTGTGGTTGGCTACAGCATCGGCTTTGCCTTGTGCTATAGCATCTTCAGTAGTAAAATCTTTAGCCATAATTATTATTCCTTTTTCTTAGAGTCTTGTTTTTCGTCAGCCTTTGACTCCTCTAGTTTAACACTATCACTTTGGGGTTTGCCACCTAGCTGCTTAGATGTTCTAAACTCATTGTCCTTCTGATTCCGTTCAGCTTGTTCCTCACGAACTTTGTTTAGATCAATCTGGTACTTTCTCTCGAAGTCCTCTGGGCTTTGTTCAAATACTCCCTCACGAGCGTTGCGCTCTGAGATATATAATAGTACATCAGACTCCCTCATATTTTCTGTCAGAATCCTCGCATTACGAGCTATCTCATCCTGAGCGGCGCTGTTAGACATAATGTTCTCTAATTCTACCTGAACTTGAGGATCTAGTCTCCAGCCTCTATCCTGTCCTTGGGTTACATTAGGGGAACGATCGCTACTGCCCCAGAAGGCTGCGATGTGCGGTTCTGTATCCACTTGTCTCTGTTCACCGGTGTATATATTTCTAAAAACTATCATAATATTTCCTTTCTAAGTTTAATTTTCTTCGTAATAATCTCTTGCTGCTTTGTCCCATCCTGCCTCTAAATCATCCAGTATAGCAGTTGATTTACCAAAAGCGGTAACGTCACTACGATCCAAGCTGTCTTGCTTGCGACTCTGCTCTTTCTCTGCCTTTGCCTGAGCTTCCGCTCTAGCCTGGTTCTCAGAGATTAGCTTAATATCCCCTTTTAAGGCAAGGTCAAAAGTCCTGCGTAGAGAGACGGGTGCCTTGGTGATTATCTGGTTCTCGCCGTTAATCTCAAGACTCTGCTTCCACTCACTGTAAATCTCCTTCATCCTAGCCGGATCTTGTTTGATGAAGTCTCCGTACTTAGTTGAGATGTAGTTTATGTCCTCGTGAATAGAATTGTGCAAATCGACTAGCCTCTCGACTTCTTTTTCGCTCTCAGCGTTCTCTTTGTCGAGTTTGTTCTGAGCAGATAGAAGCCATAGAGCAGCTTCTGGCTCTGTGAATGGCTCACCTGTGTGAGGGTTAACTCTCTGCATCAGATCCTCTTTAGTCTTGATGACGTCCCCATCTGCGTCAACGACTTCAACTTCGGTCTTCAGATTCCCGAATAGGCTCTCACGGATGTCCTGTCGAACTGCCTCTGTCCTAGCCTCAGACTCACGCCTAGCTTGAACTTCGTCTAGTTCCTCTGCTGGAGCTTGTTCTGGGGCTTGCTCACCCTCGTCTTCCGGCTTCTCTTCCGGCTTTACCTCTTCTGGTGGCTTAGGAGCCTCTGGCTCTTTGACCTCTGCTGGAGCTTCTTTAGCTGGAGCATCCAGCCCTTTGTCTTCTAAGAAGTCTCTTTGGGCGTCATCCCAACCATCACTTACATCCACTTGACCTTCCTCTGGAGCTACTTGTACGTCGTCGTCCATACTAGCTGTTCTCCTTATCTGTAACGCGCTCTATGGCGGCCTCGATACGAGTCCTAGCGTTACCTAGTAGCTCATAGGCCTTTTGATGCCCTAAGATGGTTTCCTTTAGATCAGGGTCTCCAACTGCCTTAAACGCGCTAAAGCTGTCTAACTTCTCCATCTCACTCTTCAGAATGTCGAGTACGTCTTTTAGAGTAGACTGATCTTGCTCATCCTTTGTTACTTGCTTCTGTGTATCTACCAGTCCTTCGATTGGCGATCTATAACCTAAATCTTCGTTATTTGGATTCATAATAGGCCCTCCTTTGCTCTGCCTTGCCTATAAATATATCTTAAGCTCTTTATAGTGTCAAACATTGGCTATTGTTGAACTGGTGCGTTCTCTACCATTTGTGTACCCATCATAGCTTGAGACTGAACGCCGGCTGATAGCTTAAGGTCTGGGACGGTCTTTTGTAACCACTTATCTCTAAGTTGTTTGATGACCGCCTGAGCCTCCATATCAGCAGGATCGGCAGTTTGAGCAAGAGTTGTAAGAAGGTCTTGGATCTCTCCTCGAGTCTTCTCTTCAAGCTCATCTTTGTCCATACTTAGCTCAATCTCTACAGTCCAGTCTTTGATCCCGTCGTAGAACTCTTCCCAGTTAATAGTAACCTTATTGTCGTCGCCTACCATACCTGGCTCAATCTCATTAAGCGCATCTTTGCATTCGTCGTCCACGATAAGGATGTCGTCTCCAGTCTGTTCAGAGATGTGTGTATCTACCGCTGTTAGGGCATACTGTCGCAAGAAGTTCTCTAAGATGTTAGTGATCTGGGTAGTTGAAAGACCAGTGTCTTTTTCTTGTAATCTAACTCCTGGGCCAGTCTTTGAGTAGTTATTATTAGTTCCGAGGGCTCCAGCTGTTGCCCCCATAATGTTCTGAATCTGAGTGGAGAATAGGCTAATAAACTGGCTTGCTTGCGACAAGGCGCCGTTATCCATAGTAACAAGCTCTGCTGTAGCGTTCTGGTCCATAGCGTTCCACTGAGCGCCTTGTACGAGCTGTACAGGCCCATCGAACCTACCACGCTTTAATACTGGAGGCTTCGAGTTAATAAGAAGCATTGAGGCGATATTCTGGAGGTAGATGTTAAGCATATTCTGGAATGGGCTTGCGAGACGCACTCTGGAGACTCCGAATGGGCTGAGGGGTTCAGGGTCAATAACTAAGAAGACGATCTTAGGGTAGCCGAACTTGGATCTATTCTCGATGGTTCTAAGAGTTCTATCTTCAATCTGAGGACAGAATGTGACGAATCGGCCTCCTCCGCCCGGCTCGTATCTAGTAATAAACTGGAAAGTAGCAGCCTCAACTTGGTTCTTATTTCTAGCCTCAGTACCATATATAGAGTAGATTTTGGTGCTTGGATCCATTTGCACTAGCTCTTGTAGCGCTGGGACATTCCAAGAAGTGTTCTCATTAGCTTCTGCGGCCTTGAGGATCTTTCTAAGCTTAGACTTTGTGATGTTGGCAGTTAAGTAGATATAACCAAATTCATTAGAGTCTCTCACGCCTGGTTCTGGGTCAACATCGTCCCAGTGAAGTAGTTGCATAGTGGTTCCGAACTCGTTAGCCATCATCCCCGTAGAGACCATAAATGGGGCATATCCGTGCGCAATAGCCTGTTCTGTACCTATCTGCATAGTGGAGAGCAAGCCTTTACCAAAGGTATTCTCATTAAAAACAGAGCGTCTAAGGAAGTAAGTACAGAGTTTAGCGGTTACGCTCTCTTTGGTACCATTAACAGCCATAGAGAAGGTAGGGAGCTGTCTAAGTGAAGCTCGAGGTATTTGGCGCGTTAGCCCGGCAATAGTGGTATCGCCTACAAAAGGAGCTTTAGGTTGGTGCTGGATAGGCACTCCATCAACGATTTTGTCTAAAGTAGGGAAGTCTGTGGTAAACCTACGACGATTAACTTGTGCTGTCCCCCACTCTTTTAACAGCGTGCTCATCTCAAAATCTTGTTGTTCTTGCATAGTGTTTATCCTTTTAACCTTATTCTACCTTAAATCTGGCTTGACTCCTAGGTTTTCACCTTCATAGGAGATTGCCTTTAATAACCAATCGCAGTAACCATTTGGAGTCTCGATGAACCACTGAACCTCCGAAGCAAGGTCATTTACGGGGACAACGATCCTCTTATCTTGGCGAGTGAGCCCTGAAGCTCCTGTTAAGATCTGTACGAAGTCACTCCACCGAGCGGGAGTTGGACCAGTATTGTATAGATATTGAGGATCAGACCATCCTCCGCCAGTTGAGCGGGTATAGACTGGGCCTTCAAAAGTCTTAGTTTTAGTCTTCAATTTACCGTTTTGGTTCTTGTAAGTTACACCTACTGTAACGGTACCGATAATATCAAGCACATAGAAGACAACCTGGACTAGGGCCTGATAGCTGTTATGAGCCTCATTGAAGCCAATTCTAGTGCCCCGGGCATAAGTGGAGAATGTCTCTGCACCCCCTGGTTTGTAGTCCACTGTACCGAAAGCCTCAAAGAGCTTATAGGTATTTGGGCCTTGTGCGATATACACGAAGGCTGGGCTATCTGGAGGAGATATAGTACCGATCCACTGTGCTGGAATGGCGAGCTTATACCAAGCTCCGTTGTTGTTCATGTCCCTAATCCAGATCTCATTTGGCTCATCGAAGCCGTCTGCCGGAGTAGTCCATAGATTCCTAGACTCCCAGCCCGTACCTACGATCTCGTTGAGAGCACTAACCTTGATTCTCTTACTAGAGGGTTTAACATTCTTATCGATCTCCTGAGTGGCAATCACGTTCTGCAACTGAGGAGCTGTGTCCATTGTGAAGAAACCGTCCGAGGATGGAGCCGAGAGTTGCCCTTTATAGTTAACTACACCGAGAGAGGAGGCTACGCCCGCCGCCCCGTAGTTTTGTTCTGTAACACCCCAAACTACAAAAGACTGGTTCCCGTAGTTGATCGTCTGTTGTTCTAAGGTGGCCTGTTTAGAGAGCCCCTCTGTGTTGGAGAATAGGATTGTTAAGCTCGGTATACCTTGCCCATTTCTAAACCCGATAACGCTTGCAGGGTAGTAGTTAGTGCCTTTAATAGGTTGAGATCTAAAGCCTCCATTAGCAGATGAGAAGTCCCTAGCGAACTCGCCGTCTCCACCGATCCAGACGTTATCTGGCTCATCTTGGTCTCCATACACTACTGGGCGTCCGTTAGTCTCTATGCCGTATTCAACCCTAGGCCCGTCAGTACTGTTGGTTGTAGGTGGATTCCCTCGGCCGATATCAATAGCCAGTGTCCCGTTATCAGCAACGCTTAAGGTGTTGAGGTCTAATCCGCCTGCAAGCATAAGCATGTCTGAGGGTTGGATTGTGCCCCCGTTAGCCGCAAGTGCGATGTATAAGTTCCAATAAGTAGAACCCGCAGGGTTTCCGGCCGGTCGTGAAACAGTTAAATATTCGCCGCCGTCTGGGTCCCAAGTGCTTCGGATCTTGTTAATAGTATATTCCAAGATAGGCGATATTTCGGTCTCACCAGTAGGACTTGAGAAGGTGTAGCCATAGTAGATCTTGTATGCACCAGAGTTAGTGATGCCTGTTGGAGCGGCGGTAGGCGCAACTGCTGGGTTAGCGACGAAGGTGTACTTAACAACATCGTTAGTCTCTAAATCAACGTAAGCGAGCTTGTCTCCATTTTTACCATTAAGAATAAGCAGGGAGTCTAGAACTCTCAAAAACTTAACCTTACCACCGTTTTGGGTGGTGATTGTGTTATCCCCAGTACAGTCCGTCCACTCGTCGTCTCCTTCTTCGCACCACTTGACCTTGTTCTCATCACCCACATAGTAGCGAATTGTAGTGCCAACCTTGGCCGGGAAGCGCTGGTGGGCATTTTCTACAGTCGGAGGTAAGAATGGGGTTAGAGATTTGCGAGGTCCGAGTAACCCGTTAATGGTTAGCTCGACATCTCTACCCTCAACAAACTGGTTTTCTTCACCGTTCTGCTCACCATTTTCAAACAAGCCTCCGGAGAACCCCGTAATGTCAGTACTGGTTATTTTCTTCTTAGGTACTGTTACTGGGTTGGTGACTGCCATTAGTATACCCCCGTTACTCCGCTAAAATCGTCTGTGAATACAGGAGTTGATGCGGCTTTAGCATTGTTCTCCATCTTAGCTTTAGAGAGTTCTTCAGCATATTTCTGGGCAAATGATGGAGAGAGACCACCTTGAACGATATCTGGTAGTGTTGCGTTTTTTGCAACACCTAGTATTAAGAGCATCTTTGGCTGTACAAAATCGAGTAAAGAGACGTCGTCCGTGGCTAAAACTGGGAATCTATCTACTACGTCAGCATAAGCAGTTCCGCCTATTTCGAACTCTTCTAATGGGCGAGAGAAGATAATCTCTCCATCGGAAGCCCAGGTGACTCGCTTATCTGTTGTGCTATAGCGGTTATGTACGGTAAGGTTGGCAGGGTCTACGATTTCCCACTCACTAACGACTACGCCATCCTGCTTGATTATTAGGGGTCGGTACTCTGCAACAACGAG